TGCGAGAAGATTGATAATGAGGTAGTAGTAGAAACCTGTTGTATAGTTTCGTCTATGTCGATTGTTTCGATTACCCCTGCTGCTCTGGTTACAACTTCTAGTTGAAACTGATCCCCTGCAGTATGTACTGAATATGTTGTAGAGCCATTTGTGATGTCTCCACTTGGTGTTACGTTTGTTCCTGACCATGATGAATAAGCACCACCAACAATTTCAGTTGCAATCGTTCGATCAATATCAACAGTGGTGGTAGTAGTAGATTGCATTGACCCCTGTGTAAAGTTAGGAGTTGTTTGTGCCATAGCTGGGCTAGCCAGCAGTAATAGTAGTAAATACTTCATTCGTCTTTCTTTTTAGGATCTGATGACTTAGTATTTGATTTATTGTTTGAAGTAGACAATCCAAACGTAGCGAGTGCTCCCGTAAAAATAGAAGCAGGGAAAGTTATGTCTCCACCAACACTTTTTTTAAACATAGGTAGTTCTACATAGTTTAAAGTAATAATAAAACCACTCCATACCACAACGCCTAAACGTACAAATGTACCTAGGATTTGAAGCTCGTCTTCTGTGTTTTCCTTTACTTTCGCTAAGAAGTTTCTGGGTTTTCCACTACCTTCTTTTTCTGTAACTTGCTCCATAATTGTTTGATAATAGGTTTAAATAACGAAACCAAGTATTTAAATAACGATTGACCTATTAATGTGGCAGCTACTGAAATAAAAGCAGTAGTAGCTGCAGTAGTCATAATCGTAGTAGTAGGCATCGGGACTTCAATGTCTGTAAATGGTACTGCTATGATTTGAGCTTCTGGTGGAACATAAGGTTTAGCTAGTGTTGTCTTAGGTTTCGGTTGCTGTTTACTTTGTCCACCTTCAGATGGTGTTAGCTTTGGGACACCCGGCGGTGGTCTAAGCATATTAGGGGGTACCACAAGCGGCCTGTAAGAAGGCAAATCAGCTCGTGGTACTTCTAATACAGGACCGGGTAAATTAGGTGCTGCAGGTAGCTCTAGGTATGGGAAGACAGGTATGGGTGCAATTGCTTCCCATTCCATTATTTAGTTGGGAACAAGCCAGCTTGTACAAACGCAACGATCTTGTCGTCAATGTCATTGTCAGTTGACTTGACATATGCTTTCAACAAATCAAGAATAAGGAATTTAACTTTTTCTGAATTAATAAATGAGAATAGGATTGGACGGATAAGAGTAATCATAATTTTAAGATGGTTCGGTTGGCCAAGTAATATCGTGTGGAAAGCCAGCGGCTGATGGCAGGTCACGAAGAGCTGCACGATATGTAGCCCAAGCTGCTTTATCAGCAGTGCTATCAGCAAGCTGAGTCCAGTCAGATTCAGTTAGTTTTGTAGTACGTGTAGCGCGTACAGCCTCAGCTGCTTTGCTATCTACACTAGCTTTATAAGCTACTTCGTTATCAGCTGCTGTAGTTACAGCGCCTTCGCTATCTGTAGTGTCAGTAAAGACGGGACCAGCAATAAACTTAGTAAACCACTTGCTATCAATCTCTTCTACACCACTACGTGTACTAACACCATAAGGTGCAGTTACCGTAGCTGCAGCGCCATTAAGCACAGCATCATAGCCATAACTATCTAATACTTCAGTTGTAATTTGCTTAGGGAAGCTTGTATTCGGTTGTGAGGCTTTAAACTGACTAACAGTAGTCAAGTCACCTGTTGATCTGTTTCTAATTTCCATAGTTAGTTAGTTATTTGTTTAAGCGATTGCAAGGAAGATGTAGGTGCCGCCAACAGCATTTATCGAGCCGTCGTTTGTGCCTGAACCTGGAATTGAAAAACCAGATAAATTCGGATGAGGATCTATGTAGTCTGTTGCAGTATTCTGCGCGCCAGTGGTGTTAAGACGTAAAAATGGATCATTACCATTAGTAATTCCACGTGTTGTATCCCAAAGATGCCACTCGCCGCCAGAGCTATTAGTACGTTTAATTAGTACAAACCTTGCACCATTTGTAAATCCGCAGTCAACGTTAACAGCACTAGAAGACCCAGAATAACTACCTACTTTACTGATGCCGGGTAGGGTTGCGAATAGGTAGGCGATAAATGTATTGGTGGGACCATAAGTTGTATCGTTATCACCATTTCGGCCATAAAACACAGTTGCTGTGTCCTCAGCATCAAAATAATTAGCACTTGTGTTCGCTGCACCATTAGTGAATCCTAAAAGACCATCTCTACCTTGATATTTAACTGCCCAAGCCGAAGCAACGTCTCTCTTTTTAAATATCACTAATTCTGGTTTAACTCCAAGATTGTGACTAATACTAGTAGCAGGAACATTCATTCCCGAATAAGCAACTACATCAAAGAAACCTGGGGCACGTTTGAATTGCCAAAAAATAGGATCGCCCGAAAAGGCCGTGCCGGTTAAACTTATTACTCCTCCAGGGCCATCCCAGTCATAATAGTTAGAGCTGCTTTCGGCATTAGTCGCATTTGTCATCAACCACTTATCAGTAAGTCTTGACTCGGTAAAGAAGCCGCCGCCAAGCGTTCGGCTGGTTGCAATGAAAAAATCTGGAGCAAAATTGCATGGAATATCATCAGTACCGGCGTATGAGCTTGCCGCGCTTGCCTGATACACTTCCGTCGCAACCTCGGGCGGCTTATGCGGACGGCGGATTGCCATGTAGATGTAGGTGGTGCCGTTGGTGTTGATGTAACTAGAAGTAGACCTTGGCTGAAAACCAGTTGCTGTAACTCCTAGGTTGGGATCAAAACCAGATTCAGCACCATCAGTATTGGCATTCAAACTATTATCAACGCTACTATTTTGGTCTCCACTTCTCATCATGTCTTGGATTATCCAAGGGCCACTTCCCGAAGCACTCTTTGCCATTATCCATTGGGGCTCAAATCCCAAATTAATCACGGGTCCAGTTGCAGACCCATTACCCGTATAGATCCCACATTTAATAATGCTTTCATCACCATCCGTGCCAAACGATGCGTCGTCATGAGCAAACAGGTAGGCTACGTATGTTCTGCCAATATAGTTAGTTGCTGTTACAGTTGTCCCGTCTACTGTAAACACACTATCCGTAGGCGCTGTATTGCCCCAATCAGGTCTTGTTGTTGCGGCGCTTGTAGAGTCTAAAAATAAACTTTTAGTCGCTCCTGTAGATGCTGTATAGACATACCAGTTATTTACATGGCTTGTGCATTTAACAATAATAACCGCAGGAGTAGAGCCAAGATTGTGGGGTATTTGTCGTACAGTCCCATCCCCACTATAAGTAACTACATCAAAGAAACCAGGCGCTTTGCGGAATGTCCAGGAGGCATATCCATCAAGTCCGGCATTTTCACCCGACGAAGTAGCTCCAAGTGTGAAACCATTACTATTAAATGAATTGACTCCAGCATTCGCTTGGTAAGCGGTTTGACCTGCGGTACTATGCGTAACTAATTTCCTATTTACTCCTCTTTCTGTATCATGCAGGGAGTGATTAAGGCCGTGTGGTCTACTTTTAATCCAAACTAAACCGCCTTCACCAGCTAGATCAATCCCATTATTAATTACCAGGCCATTACTACCTGTACCATTATACAAATACGTACTAAATACATCATCTACATAAACCGGATCTCCACCACCTGCACCTGCTGCAGCAATAACTGTTTGTTGTGTAATAGGATCCATATCAGTTCACATAATCAGCAAGAGCAGCACCACGATATCGTGCGCCATTATCATCAGTAACAAAGACAAAAATGTGGGTTTTGCCTGCCGTTAGGGTTGGCGGAGTATCTAGTGGGAACTTAACTGTTGTCGGCCAAGTTACTGTGCCTGAAGTATGAGTAAGTTCTAAAGTAAAACTACCTGCTGTACCACTTGCAGGTGGGTTAGAGAAGGTAAAGGTAGAGTTAGCATTGATAGTTTTGGTAAAATAGTTACCAAGAGAAAGATCAATATCTAAAGCTGCTACTGCTTCTGCTGTTTGCTTATAAGGACCATCAACAGCTAGACCTGCATTCAATGTTTGAAGCTGTGTATATGTATTAGTAGTATCTCGCTTAGCAGTGTCTGCATCAAAGGCTTGTACAGTTGATCCAATTGCAGCTGTAAGATCAGCAGCAATCTCTGCATTAACAAACGCTGTTGTAGCTAGTTGAGTGGTATTAGTACCTTGTGCAGCTGTAGGAGCAGCAGGTACGCCAGTAAATGTAGGAGCAGCAATGTTTGCTTTACCACTAATGTCTGTAGCCGGTGTAGCATCAACAAGGTTGCTGCCTTCTTTGACATATAGTTTGTCTTGATCTGTTGCATAGCAGATCTCACCCTCTTGGATGTCTGCTTTATTAGTATTAAGATTAGAATATGTACCCCGTGCTACACGCACAGGTGTTCTATTAGTAGGTGTAGGCATTAGTCGAAAGATCCTCCGTCAAAAGTTTGTGATGTAGATACAAGTGAACCGCCGGTATTAAAATTGCCAGCATCAATAGTTGGTGAGCCAGCATTATTCCAAGTCAATACTCCACTACCATTAGTAGCGAGAACTTGATTTGCAGTCCCATCATCATTAGGTAGTGTCAGCGTATAGTTAGCTGCTGCACTATGTGGTGGTCCTTTAATCTTGACACCATGAGAATTATTCTCACAATTAAGAGTGATCTGACCTGAGCCATTAGTACTATCGCCAGTAACAACTGGGATATTCTTTGTTAGATAACGAGTCTCTGAATCATTAGCAAAATAACTCATCCATACCCAAGAGGTAGCAGATGTGTCATATCTAAGCCTTACTGTTAATCCAGATGCACCTACAAAGCCACTAGGAAGCCCTGAGAGGGGGCTGAATGACTCAATACCTGTACTGTTACCCATCTCAACGTAATCGTTGTTAGAAGGGCTTCCAGGTATCGCTGCTACGTTAGCAATAAGCGTAAATAAGACAGCATTAGATACAGCTGCACTAGCTGCGTTAGCTGTATTCAGTGCAGTAGTAGCGTTTGTATCAGCAGTATTAGCTGTAGATGTAGCAGATGTTGCACTTGTACTAGCACTATTAGCGGTTGTTAGTGCTGTATTAGCTTTTGCAATAGCAGTAGTAAAACCACCACTACCATCTGATTCACGTGAGTTAGTTAATGCAGTAGTGGCATTTGCATCAGCTGCGTTTGCCGTTGTAACAGCAGCACTGGCATTAGTTGAGGCTGTGCCTGCCGTTGTAACCGCACTAGCTGCTGCAGTAGATGCTGTAGTAGCCGTAGCACTAGCAGCATTTGCCGTAACAACAGCTGCACTAGCATTTGTATCAGCAGTAGTTGCCGTAGTTGATGCCGCATTAGCCGTTACTACAGCTGCAGCACTATTTGTTAATGCTGTATCAGCCGTAGTCTTAGCTGTGTTTGCAGTTGTAGTAGCTGATGCCGCG